CTGAGAAACGCATAATGTATAACCTGCGTAAAGTATGCAAAAGGATTACGGGATTTCTCAGGATCAAAATTATGTATATATTGAACGCAATTTTCGATTCCATCTGATATCATGTCCTCCCTGAACATGTAGTTTACAAAATTTGGTTTGTATGATAAGTGTGTAGCAATCTTCAAAAAACAAGAACCAAGATAGTTTGGTATGGGTGGCTTACCTTCCCAAGGCCCAGACTTTGGTGGTTCTTTATCAGGATACTTCTTGATAAACTTTGCCTTTGCTACAGCAACTTTTCCTCTATAAACAATCATTGCTTCCAGCAACTCTTTGTTATTTACATAATGTTCAGATTTCTTTTTTGGCATAACATTGAAGTTTCCGTCTTAAGATATAAGTATTATAACATATTTCCTGGACTTGACAAGTCACCCAAATATCTGTAGAATAACCTTTGTGAGGGTTGAAGGGATAAATTAGCTTTCTTTATTTTTAAGCTTAAATAGGACCTCTAAGCTCTTACGAGCATCTTTTACTGAAGTAACATAACCCATTTTAGAATCAGGTCTTACCGAACCATCAGGATGATAAGCCTCTTGAGCATCATCATTAATAAAATGATTGTATATATCAATTAATCTTTGCTCTTTTGTTTCAGACATTGTTATAACTTTGTCTAATCTTATCATAAAAAAGTCTTCTTCAATTAATTCAATCCAGGATTTAACTTTAATCAATCCACCATTAGGAGTATTAACATACTTTATAGTGAGTGGATTTTGTAGTATTAATATAGGATTTTCTGACTCTTCATCATCTACAGATACGAGAGCAAAAATTTCTTCTCCAGATACTAATTTTATTATTGCGTAAAATTCTTCTCCCATCATTTTTTAAGTGGTATGTTGACTATATCGTAATCAAAATTTTCTTCATTGTAAATTTTAATTCTTTCAATTAAATGATTTAAAGTATAATTTTTTCTAGATTTATAACTGATATCATCAGCAATATCATATAAAGTTGCTCTAGTTTTCTGATTACCTTTTCTAAGTACCCTCCCGATTGACTGTAAATTTCTTATTCTTGACTTTGATGGTGAAGCAAAAATCACATTATGTAAATTTTTGATGTTAATCCCGGTAGAAAAGGTTCCGTACGAGGCAACGATAATAGCATTATTCTCTTGCTCAGTGATCTCTCGAACTTTCTCTCTGTCTTCGGTATCCACTCCACCATGAATAAAAAAGACATTTCTATTCTCAATAGTGTTGTTATTATTTATTAATTCATATAAAGGTACACCATGTCCTTCAACTCTGGCATAGAGTATTAGTGTATTACCTTTTAAATCAAGAGCAAGATTTTTAATAAAGTTGTTTCTACGATTGTGTCCGATAATATATTGAACTTCTTCTTCAAAGTTTTCAAATTTATTTGGTGGGTGTTTCAATAAAAGCACATTGATGTCCAGTTTGGCAAGATGCCCCTTCTTCATTAACTCGTCAGTTTTTATGATCTTATAGGAAGGTCCAAACAATCCCTCAAGAACCCATTTATGTGTTTGAGAACCATCAAGAGTTCCTGTAAATCCAAACCTATATTTTGCATCGGATAATTTAGTCATTATAGATATAAGTGACTTCGATTTAAATTGGTGAGCCTCATCCCCAACAACGACAGAGAATCTCTCAAAATAATTTCTGGGGAGTTTGTAGATTGATTGCCAAGTAGTAATAATGACTTGAGAGTCTGTCTCTCTTTCTTTTCCTGCGTATATCTTGTGGCAAAATGAACCTACGTCCCAGCCATAGTCTGCAAAATCTTTATACATCTGCTCTACTAGGGAAGTCGTCGGAACGACTATCAGAGTATTTTGCCGTTTCTCAACAAAATATCTCACAATCGAATATATCATCAGAGACTTTCCCGATGCAGTTGGGGATATCAACAACTTTCTATTATGTCTTAGAGCGTCGTATACTCCCTCTATTTGATAATCTCTAGGTTTATGCTTAGAGATTGCCGTCATATAATCCTTTACACCTTCTTTTGAAATATATTCATTGACTTCAAAAGGAGTTCCGTAATACTTATTGTCTTTAAATTCGTAGGTATATCCGTGGTCTTTACAAAACTGAATTATTCTATCTAAAAGTCCAACATATATTTGACTATTCTTGATATTAAATAATCTTATTTTACCATCCCAAAATTTCTTTTTATAGGCAGGAGAAAAACTTGCACCAGGTACATCAAATGTAAACTGATCTGCTAGTTCATAATAAATATGCACCTCTGCTTCTACATGAAGATATACCTCACTCTTCTTTGATATAACCAAATGTGACATAACATAATGTTCATTTGTAAATATTTATCACTAAAATCCAGATTGAAATTTCTGCCATTCAATGGCATTTTTGATTTGATAAGTTCTATTAGATACTGTTTTAATTATCTCCTCAAGGAATTTTAGAGTAGAATCATAATATCTAATCTTAAGATCAATATTAGTTAACCTCTCATCTGCTTCCAGGTGCCTCTGTATTGCGTCCTTTTCCCTAACCTTATACGGAAATGGGTCTTCGGCATATACCTCTGGTTCTGCCTTTCCTGTATAGTAATTGTATCGTTCTAATTTTATTTTGCTATAAGAAGTTCTTGCCTTCTCACGCAAAAGAGTAATCGTATTATAAACAGTATAATACTTGGAATGTAATTGAGGAATTTTTAATGATTCATCATGTAGGTTATCAGGGTCAATGACAGAATCTTTCTGCCACATCTCCTGAATTTTATCAAGATTCATAAAGGAGTACGTCCGTCAGATGCAACTATATTATACACAGTATACTTGAAAGTGACCTCTGCTGTAAAGTAGTTAATATCAGTATCACTTGCTTCAAATTCCAGAGAGGTTAGGTTTGTTGGAAATAATTGTGCAAATTTAACAATAGCAGTTGTATTAAAATTGCTATTTAAAATATGTAAACTACCATCACTAAAGACATATTCAAGATCTCTTAATCCATCATCATCAGTAGTTGCTTTTTTATACTGCTCTGTTGTTTCTGGATATCCCAATCCAGTTACCCAGTTATGAATTTTCATATAATTTTCAAGACTTTCATCAACCAAAAATTTAAGTGTAAAATCACTATATTGTAATTTGTCACCAGGAGTTTCAATATCCTTTAGATAACTTGGTTGAATTGCTGTTCCTAAAGTAATATCAGGAATTGTAGCAGCATTAGAAAAGAAACTTACTTTAGGTTCCTTTGCCAAAGTAAATTTAAAACCAACTGGAGATAGAAAGTTTCTATTTTCTATCTGATTTGCAAATGCTCTTGCCATTATTCCTCAACAACAGTACTATTTTTCCACCAAGAAGGTTGATATGTAATACCCAAGCTTCCAGTTACGGTAGTTGCTTTCTGAGCATCAGCATCTGCTTTATTTGTATAGACCTTTCTATCTTCATAAATGTTTGTCCAATTATTACCACCAGCATAATATTCTTCCCCACCTGTAGGTACGGCAGAACCTAAAACACTAGTTTTTTTGATATGATATGGCATATTAAGACTCCTCCTTCTCTTTCTTATCCATGGTATTCAATTTTACTTTGTGTACGTTTAATGAACCTTTACCACTACTAAACTTCTTTTTTATGTTAGCAACTTGATTTTTTCTTTTTTCTCTAGCTTTATCTCTTTGGGCAGCAAATCTTTGTCTAGCAATTTCTGCTCTGGATTGTTGTCCAGTCTCAGTGCTTTCCAGTTCTTCAGAAAATTCTCTAAAAGACTTCATTATTCTATACACTATTATACCTTATTTAGACAAAAAAAGAGACCCTCCCGAAGGAGAGTCTTTGTAAAAAATTAATCTTTGTTACTATACAATGGAAACGATGCAGTACGATATTCTCCATTTTTTACCTGTCTGGACTTATCTCCACGAGATTCAGGTTTTGCAAGTAATTCCATACGAGATTTACCACTTACACGTAATACTTCCTCATCCCAAACCCCATTCTCATGAGCCCATTTATGTGTGATTGTATCGTATGATCCATGAGTATTATATTCTTGTAAGAACCTATGTGCAATTTTATAGTGAGTGTTACCACCACCAGTATTGTGAGTATACTGCTCAACTGTCTTCAAATGTGCATGAGTTTCTAACCACTCGTTGAAGTCTTGCTTTTTTTTGTCTGTTAAGTAAGCACAGTTTTTTGACCTACCAATATCAATTAAAACTAACAAGGTGGTCAATCCATGAATTAAATCATCACGATACTTATACTCTGTAACAATCTCATTCCCTTTATCATCTTTAGTGATGTTTTTCTTAGGTGTTCCCCATGTATTACGGATGTAATTAACTGCTTTATTGATGTAATGACCATAATCCGCCTTCTTATTATCATCAAATTGTCTGACACATTTATCAAAACGAGTTGCTGAATTTGTACTAAGCAAATCACCATCCACATCACCTAACCCATCACACTGTAGATTGCATTCTACTAGACGATTATGGAATAGTACCGCATCAGGGTCATCAAAACATAAACCTGCACGATACTTGTCTATCATCGTAGGGTTCTTACGTGCTGTGTTGTATGCATGGAATAGTTCTGCTTCCACTCTTATACATTCATTAAGACTTCTAGATTCTGGATGACGGAGTACCATAGACTTCATTGTGTCTATGCTCTTACTATAAAGAGCAAGAGCCACAGTATGTTGTCCATCGATAACGAGTTGATGTCCACCTAATTTTTGAGGTCTGACTGCAACCACAATGTGTCTTACAAGTTGTGGATTATATATTTTGTAACTATTAAGTGCAGTTGTAGAAAACTGTCTTTGGTAATATGCACTGATTGATAATTCTTTGGGATCCATTTCCTCTTCTATTAGAGGTTCTTTTCCTTTAAGGATACCTGTACATAATTTGGTTAATTTACCTTGTCTCTCAAGATCTATGATAAAATCATTCATCGACTTGATTTTGTCTTGAGTTTTTGGTTCAGAATAAACTGTCATGATAATTGGTTCTCTGGGGCTTCCAGAATATAGGGTAAAGACACGATACTGTTGCTGCAGTACGTGTTCAATAATCAATATAACATAAAAAAAGAGACCTGTCAAGCAGGTCTCTTTGAATGAAGGAATATATCCTTTCTTCTTACATAAGGTTCTTAACTGTAACTCTTCTGTAGTACTTGTTAGCATTAACCTTAAGACGACCAAGACTTTCAGTAGTACCTTCAGCAAATGGGTTTGCAACGATACCATATCTTGTCTTAAAGCCGATTTTTGGCTGGAATGAGTTCTCTCCAACTGCACGAACCATCTGTAGTGGAACGTATGGGCAATAGAACAGACCTGCATCATAAGGTGAAGAACCCTTATAACCAATAACATAGTACTGATTATCAGTCAGTCCAGATGCATTTGAAGAATATGGGTCAATGTATACCTTATACTTACCTTGAAGTACACCAGCAAATGTATTGCCTGTGTCATCAACATTAAGGTTAGCATTAAGAGCTGGGGTGTAATCCAAGACACCTGCCATTGTTAGTGCAGAAGCAACGTCAGCAGAGCAAAGGATCATATTACCCTTTCCGCGACGAGTTCTCTGTGCGATTGCGTTGGCATCTCTTTCGATCTGGAAGATAAGTCCTTTGAACTTCTCAACTGACCAACGACCATTACTATCAACGTCAAGGTCGAATGTACCAGCAGCAGCAACGTTTGTAGAAGCACCAGTTTCAGCAACCTTGTAGATTGTTCTGATAACTTCTCTGTTGATCTCAGCAAGGATCTCAGTAGAAAGAATGTTAGCAAGTTCTGCTTCTGCATTCAAACCGTGGATTGCCTTGAGGTCTTGAGCAAGCTCTAGTGAGTACTCAGCTTTCAACGCACGTGACTTCGCAGTAACGGTGACTTTCTCGATTGAGAATGCCATCTGGTTGAAGTTTGGAGAAGAACCACCAGTACCTAGTGCTTCAGCCTTCTCTGTATCCATACCTTGACCAACTGGATATCCTCTATCAGTAGCAGCACTGTTAGGATTAAGAAGGTCAGGCTTGCTTGCATTAGCACCTAAATTCTGAGCTGTGGTACCTATACCAAGGTTTGCTCCATCAGAACCAGCAACATATCCTGAACCAATGTCAGCAGATGTCTTACCAGCACTAACACCAGAGAATCCAGTATCTGCTTCGTCGAATAATGCTTCAGTTCCTGCCTGAGAATCATAGCGTGAACGCATTGCGAAGATTAGTCCAGTAGGACCAGTCATTGGTTGAACACCAGCAAGGTCATATGCGACCAAGTTTGGCATTGAACGTCTAATCAATGAGATTAGAACAGGGTCGAAACCTTTGATTGCACCTGTTGCTCCACCACTTAAACCTGCTGCGGTTCCTGAAGAACCTGTGCCGTTTGTTGGACCATCTTCTGAAAGAAACTCTCTTTCTTCTCTAATTGATCTTTCTTGGTTTTCCAGGAGAACGGCAGTAACCATTCTTTTATGTGGGTCTGTAATCTTCTCTGAACCATCGTGGTCAAGAAGTGGTGCCCACTTTTCCTGCAAAACCTCGTTATTTATTGGGGCTTGCATTTTAGTTTTACCTATTTAAAATTGTTTTTGTTTGACTTTATACTATTTAAATCACTTAGACATACGGCCAAGAGATGCCATGTAGGCTTCCATTGAACTGGATACTTGCGTCTGTGGTACAGATGCTGTTCCTTCTGATAGATTCTCTGACTTGTCTTTTGGAGTGCCAGGATTAGCTGGGAAATAAGATTCCCTTAATGTCACTAGCTTCTCACGATACTTGTCTTCACTATCAAACTCAACATTTTCTGCAAGTGAATTTAATTTATCCTTTTGCGAAACTGCGAGACCTTCAGATACATCTGCTAAAATTACATCAGCAGCAGATTCTGATAATCTCTTATTTAGAGCAACGTTCTTATTGATTTGCTCGTTGAGTTTATCTTCCATTTCATCAAGTTTTTCTACCATGCTATTAAGCACATCATATTTTTCTTCAGGGATTGTTACATAATGATCTTCAAAAAGACCTTTCATTCCTTCAAGGAATGATTCAGTCATTTCAGTCTTAAGACCGTGCTCGACTGCGAGTGCATTTTCTGCAACCCACTCATCGGCAACGTACTCAAGGTAAGAATCAGTTCTCTCTGTGAGTTCTGTTCTAATGACGTTAACCTCTTCAATTAGAGATTGCTCGTACTCAACTTTGAGTTCTTCCTTAAGTTCTGAAATCTTTGTTTTGATAGCAGCTTCAAAAATGGTTCTTGCCTTTTCTTGAAACTCTTCAGAAAGTTCTTCACCAGAAATAAGAGCATTGAGATCTTCCTCAACGTCAATCTTATCTTCGACGACAACTTCCTCTTCAGTTGTTTCTTCTTCAGCAACTACTTCTTGAGTTGTTGTCTCTTCTTCAGAAACGACTTCCTCTTCAGTAGTCTCTTCTTCTGAAACAACTTGATCTGCAGGCTTCTCTTCCTCTTCCTTAACACCTGCTTTCATAGGTTCAGCAGGTTTAGCACCTTTATTAACAATATCTTTTACTTGCTTTAAAGTTGCACCAGGAGTTTTTAACTTAGCTGAATCATCATCAGCTTTATAGTTTTCTGGAGTAGGACCACCAAGGTCTTCCCACGTAGCGGGAGTTCCACCTGTGGTAAGTTTTTGCATTGGCTCCGCAGGTGATGCACCTTTGGTTACCACATTCTCTTCGATGTTTTCCATTTCGTTTAAATTGCTACCAACGGACATTTATTTAGATATGTGTTTAATCTGTATTTATTTATAGAACTTATAGATTTGATAAGAAATCGTTGAATAAATTCAACTTGTGTTCTTCCAATCTATTTTGCCCTCCTAAAGCATTAATTCTATTTTTAATACTTTGGGCATGTTGTTCACGAAGAATTCCTCCTTCCCAAACCCATTCCTTTCCTTCCATAATTCCAGAGACAAATGCATCTGGAGCACTAGGATCTGCTACAATATCAGCAGCAGTTGCTAACATAAAATCTTCACCAACAACTTTACAACCATTACGATCTTCTTTAAGAGAACCAACTCCACGAGAAGAAACACCAAGAGTTACACCTTCACCAATTAAAGATTTTGCAATCTTACCCATAGGGGTATCAAGAAGTTGTGCTTTACCAATAAAATTATTACCCTCTTGTCTAAGAGAAGTAATCATATGTGATACACGATCAAGGTTTACTGTTGGACCATCTGGATGTCCCAACTCACCAAGAGCACGTCCTTTCTGAACAAAGGACTCATTGTACCTACCAACTTCTCTTGTAAGAGTGTTTACTGGATACATTCTACCATTACGATTTTTGAGGTCTCCTTGTAAGAAGACTCCTTCAATATACATCTTTTTCTTAGCGCCTTTACCTTCAGTGATAAATTTAACGCTAGATATTTCTTCCGTAATGAGTTTCATTTTAGTTTGTAAATGCGACTGGGGTTGCTAGAACAGCAGATGTAGCACCAATGGCTGCTCCAACTTCTTTCTCAATAACAACAGATGTATTAGCAAGTAAAGTTAATTCTGCTGGAGTAGTATTAGCAACAGCAACTTTTTCTGTTGCTCCAGTATTAACTAATCTTACTACTCTTGCTGCAGCGATAGTTGCATCACCAACTGCCACTTCTGCACTTAAAGGTTTGATAATCATTCTTCTTCTTTTACCTCTGGTTCATTTGTAACTTCTGGTTCAACTTCTGGTTCAGATTGATTGAACATAGACATTGCAACATCAGCGCGTTGTGACTCTATTTTATCTGCAGCTTTAGTATATAAAAGATCTTTAATCTTATCACTAACATCCGAAGAACTAG